ACACGCATACAAGTGTTGGTGAACACGTCTTGAACAATTTGAGCGGCATTAATATCATTAGATGCCGAAACAATTGTTGTTGGCAAGTCAAGTGCGACTTCCTCTGCGTGAGTAGGGCCTGAAAGGGCAACGATACTAGTTTTATTATTTTGATTATAATTTTTAAACTCCTGCTCGATAACTTGTGTCATCATAAGAAGTGAATTATCTTCAATGCCTTTAGCAACATCAATTACAATTTGACCGTCGTTTATGTATTTTGCAACTGTTTTTGCAGTCGAGCGAACATAAATAGATGCGACTGCAAAAATGATTATATCTTTATCTTTACAAGCAGATTCAATGTCTAAAGTGTATTCAATAGTGTTTGGAATAACTGAATTTGGAAGGTTTGGGTGCTTATGATTTTGAGATAAAAAATCAATTTCTTTCGCAACAGCTGACCAAACCGTAACTTCGTTATTAGTGTTTGCAAGCATTCTTGCAAGTGCGACACCCCAAGTGCCTGCACCGAGAACCGCAATTTTTTTCATAATATCATCCTTAAAGTTTTATCAATCAACTATAACATTATTTTTTGTTATAGTCAATGCCAAATTAGATAGGAAGTGAAAAGGTAGGTTATTCACGAATTGTGAATAAAATTGAAAAAATAAATTTATTTTGCAAATTTTGGGTACGATTATGCATAAAACGTGAATAAAAATCGGTTTTTGAGCCTATAGGTGAAAGGAGTTTTTGAAACCCTCTTGATGATAACGATTGAAACGGAGACAAAAATGGCAAAGAAGAAAAGCATTGAGGAACAAGTTAAACAAGGTTTACTTGAACTTGCGTTTGGCAGTGTTAGTGATGCTGTATCGCTTTTATATTTGAGTGATGAGCAAGTGCTTGAAAAGCTGCCGAAGCTGAAATTGTTTAACGTTAGTGAAATTAAAAGACCAAAGGGCGGAGGAATGGAAATTAAGTTTTTTGACAGAATTAAAGCGTGCGAAAGACTTATGAATCAAACCGAAGCAAAAGCTGACGAAGGAATGAGCTTTTATCAGGCACTTGAAAAAAGTGCAAAAGAAATAAGCGGTGGTTTGAATGATTAAATTCACACCTTTTTCGAAAAAACAATTAATAACTTTGACGTGGTGGTGCAAAAATTCAACAGTTAAAGGCAAGAACGGAATTATTTGTGACGGTGCAGTTAGGTCGGGAAAGACACTTTGTATGTCACTGTCGTTTATAAGTTGGGCGTTTTACAATTTCGGTGACTCATCTTTTGCAATGTGCGGCAAGACAGTTACCTCTCTGAGACGAAATGTAGTAACGCCGTTAATTCCTATATTAAAGTCGCTCGGATTTGCTGTTGAAGAAAAAATTAGCAGAAATTATTTGCAGATACAAAAAGGCAATGTGAAAAACAGATTTTATTTGTTTGGCGGAAGGGACGAAAGTTCGGCATCACTGATTCAAGGAATGACACTTGGAGGAGTTTTGCTTGACGAGGTGGCATTGATGCCACGTTCATTTGTAGAGCAGGCATTAGCGAGGTGTTCACTTGAAGGTTCTAAGTTTTGGTTTAACTGCAATCCTGAACATCCTTTTCATTGGTTTTATAATGAGTGGATAAAAAAAGCCGATATTAAGGATATGCTTTATCTTCATTTTACTATGGACGACAATCCGTCGCTTAGTGAAGAAGTTAAAAATCGTTATAAAAATCTTTATTCAGGTGCATTTTACGAGCGGTTTATTGAGGGCAAATGGGTTGCCGCAGACGGACTTGTGTATCCAATGTTTAATTCAAGCAAACACGTTAAGCAGGGGTGCGATTTTGACAAATATTATTTGTCGTGTGACTATGGAACGGTTAATCCGTTTTCGCTTGGGTTATGGGGTCACGGCAGTGACGGTTGGTACAGAATTAATGAATATTATCACTCGTCGAGAGAAAAAGGCGTTCAGCTGACGGACGAGGAATATTATTCGCATTTGAAGGAACTTGTTGGGAACAGAGAAATTACGGCACTTATAATTGACCCGTCGGCAGCTTCGTTTATTGAAGTTGTTAGGCGGCACGGTGAATTTACCGTAATCAAGGCAGACAATGATGTGCTTAAAGGCATAAACAGAGTTTGTCAGGCTTTGAAGGACAATGAAATTTATATTCAGCCGTGTTGCACAGATGCAATCAGAGAGTTTTCAATTTATCGTTGGGACAATGACAACAAGCGTGATGCGCCTAAAAAAGAAAACGACCACGCAATGGATGACATAAGATATTTTGTTCAAAGTGTTTTAGGCAGAGAGCGAGATGATTATTCATTTTCAATTGCAGTAGAAAGGAAGTGAAGCCTTGGGCATATTTAAACGAGAAAAGAAAAGCGGTAATAACAGCAGCGTTGTTACCTCGTCGGTTCAGACAAGTTCAATTAATTCGCATCCATTTGCACAGCTAAACAGCTACACACCTATGAATGTTAATAATCATATTTATAGAACATTAAGAGAAAGCATACCAATTATTGATAGTGCTATCAACAAGATTGTTAGATTGATGGGCGGATTTGAATTTAAAACAGGTTCAGACAGAATTGATGATGACATTAATGAATTTTTTTCAATAGTGAATGTTGGTGGAAATCAAACAGGTATTCAATCGTTTGTTGATACTTATGTTGAGCAACTTTTGACTTACGGTACTGCCATTGGCGAAGTGATTGTTGACAGAAACGGTTTAATGGCACTGTATAATGGTGAACTTGACGTGCTTGAAGTTAGAAGAAAACAAGACAGTATTGACCTTGAATTTTATAACACCTCATCAGGAAAAGCGGTAAAGATTAATCAACCGCAAACGATATTATTTTCTGTTTTAAACCCTGAACCAGGCAAGATTTTGGGTACAAGTTTGCTTAGAGGATTGCCTTTTGTGAGTGATATTTTGCTTAAAATTTATAACACAATTGGCACAAATTGGGAAAGAGTTGGAAATTTAAGATATGCTGTGACTTATAAGCCGCAAAATGACGGTGCAGACAAAGCATTTGCAAAAGAACGAGCAAATCAAATGGCATCGGCTTGGAAAGATGCAATGTCGTCAAAAGAGAGCGTTAAGGATTTTGTTGCTGTTGGTGATGTGAAAGTAAGTGTTATTGGTGCTGATAATCAAATACTTGACAGCGAAGTGCCTGTAAGACAGATGCTTGAACAGATTATAGCTAAGACAGGATTAATGCCTTATATGTTTGGACTTAGCTGGTCAACAACTGAAAAAATGAGCCAAGAACAAGCGGATATTTTAACTACAGAGCTTGAATATTACAGGCGAATTGTTAACCCAATACTTAAAAAAATAGGTAATACATATCTTGCATTTAACGGTATTGGAGGCACAGTTGACATTGTTTGGGATGATATTACGCTTCAAGACGAGACGCAGCTTGCACAAGCCAGACTTTATAATGCCGAGGCAGATAATTTATTAAAGGAGGCTGAAATATGACCGAGTGTTTAATTCAAAAAAGTGTTGCAACGTCGCAGGATTTGGAAAAAATTAATCAGTATTCAAGGCGAGAAATGAGCGTTGATGAGCTTTACATTTTTAATGTGACACTTTGCAGTAATGATATTGACAGAGATTACGAAAAATTTTCAGTTGAGGCACTTAATCAAATGGCTGAACTTTTTGTTGGCAAGACTTGCATTGAGGACCATTCAATGAAAAGTTCAAACCAAAAGGCAAGGATTTTTGACACATATGTTGAAAAACAAGCGGACAGGCTTACTGCTGACGGCGAGCCATTGTATTGCCTTAAAGGTAGGGCATATATGCTTAACAACGAAGAAAACAAGTCGTTGATTGAAGAAATTGATGCTGGCATTAAAAAAGAAGTTTCGGTTTCGTGCTCAATGGGAAGCAACACTTGCTCAATTTGCGGCAAGGATAGGAGACTTGAAAGATGTGAGCACATTAACGGCAGGACTTATGGCAACAAGCTATGTTACAGCATTTTGTCTGATGCGAAGGATGCATATGAATTGAGTTTTGTTGCCGTTCCTGCTCAAAGAGAGTCAGGCGTTACTAAGTCATTTGAAACAAAGGAGAATGATAATATGCAGGATATTATTAAGACAATATCAAATACCGACGGTGATGTTACAATCAGCAAATCACAAGTAGGTGAATTAAAGTCATACATTGATGATTTAAAAGAGGAAGCAAGACTTGGCGAGGAATATAAAAAGCAACTTGCTAAAGATGTGATAAAGTTGTTTGCAATTAATTTTCCTCAAATGGACACAGGTATTGTTTCATCAGTTACATCAGTTATGACTGCTAAAGAATTGATTAGCTTTAAAGAGGGATTTAATGTTAAAAACAATTCGACAGCGCAGCCGCAAATTATGGCGAAAGCTGACAGAACAAACAAAGAAGTTTACTCACAATTTAAAATTTAGGAGGAAGAAAAATGAGTATTTCATTTAACGGATATAAAAATAATGTAATTACATTTGAAAACGGCAATGCGGCATTGGGCTATCCAATGACTGTTGACAATGATGGTAAGGCTTCAAATGCATCAAAGGGCAATGACTTTATTGGTGTTTGTACAGCTTTAAGTGGAGACTATGCAAGTGTGCAAACAGATGGATATATTGAGATGAAGTATGTTAATTCACCACCTCAATTTGGTGTTTATGGGCTTGTGGCATCAGGTGACGGCATGGTTATGGCTGCTGACCCTAAGGAAATGGCAAAAAGCTATACTATTGTAAAAGTTGATACCGAGAACAATATTGTTGGTTTTATACTTTAATTTATTTTGAAAGGA